CTCCAAATTCTGTACATGTGAGATCGGTTTTACTTGACCAGGTCAAAGAATCATGGAATGAATTAGATGTATTAAAAAGAGGTAAACTTGTAATCACCATTTTCGGAAATGTAAAAATAGGGGAGGATAAATATATATATACTCCTGTAAAAGTTGTACTGCGCATGATAACAGAACTTCCATCAAATTTGGGTAAAATAATTAAGATACATTTAGCGAATGTTTTGAAGAAATTTGCAAAAGAATACAAAGACCCTACCCTCTACATTGAATGTAAAGTTGGCATGCGATGGCGCACAAAAAGAGAACATTGAATATTTCAGGTCCCACATTAGGACACGAAATATTGTTTACAATCCGAAAGATATCATTGAAACATTGAATCTAGAACTTGATGGAGGTTGTTGAGATGAGATATAGCTACAGTTCATAATTAAAGAACCAGACATTAGGACTCCAGTACCAGGGATGGAGGTTGTGCCAGGAGGAACTACACCAGGTTGATCTTTACTAACCGAAGCTCCAACATTGAAAGCGTTAGTAAATCCAGGAATACCAGACATGTCTATATCAAACGTAGTCAGAGTATTTATGGCCAATTCTGTTATTTCCACACCGACGTATACAATAAATGTCCTTCCCACCCTAGAGTACCAGGCTATGAGATTTGTAGTGGATGTGATATTAACAAAATTTGACAGCACTGGTATAAATTGTCCACTGACGATATCACCGTTGAATAATGAAATTGATTTGGCTGTGACGACGTCCACGGATATATCTGCCCAACTCTTTTCTGTATCAGCTAAAGTTAGATTTGATATGCTCATATTTTATATGTATATATTATCTCGGGTCTCTATTCAGAGACATGAGATGTGTTTTTAATCTTCTTGATAAAATGTTATCTGTACGGCTATTTCACCTACATTTGTGGGTCCAACAATCTGCCACGTTAATTTTAATCTGTTCGTTCCTATTACGGATGTTAATTCTGCCACAACACCTATGCCCAGACCTGAAACTTTAATACCTACGCCAATGGCGTCCAGTACGGATGCAAAAGATATGTTGGGAAAGTCATTCAGTTCGAATTCAAAAGAAGAGGGGTTTACAGCCACGTTTTCTGATGCTATGGCTTCAAATGCAACATCATATGTGGCTCCTGTTTTGGAGTATATACATCTTGGTCCTGTGATCGAGAATACATTTACCAAATTTGATAAAGTGGGTATGAAATTTCCATACGATACTTCACTACCATCTAGCACTAATGTGCCTATCTTTATATTCGAATTGGGATTCTCAACGGATAAGTTGCTGATTGACATTTTTATACACTAGTCAATCTTTTCATCATATATCTTCTCGTTAACTTTCTACCTCCTAGTAATACACCTCCTCTCTTTCCAGCAGCTAGCTGCCTCATTTCTTGTTGATCCATTGGATAATATTCACCATCTTCACCTAGAGCCAATAGAGGCGCCAAAGTAGTTGCGGCTTTTAATGCTGGAGGTCCGTATTTCTTCAACCCTTTCCACAGAGTACTACCAAATCTTTTAATGCTATCCAGGAAATTTCCTCCATACACTGTATCAATATCTTCATAGGGGATGACAGGTCTTCCAGCTGCGTTCAATACATCATCTTTCGTTACGATTCCGATTTCTTGTATTGCTCTGTTCTCAGCAATGATCAGGGTTCCTTCGGATACGACGACTACATAGAGAGTTGGAATGATCGCTCTGGTTCTATTTTTATTGGTGACTGTAACATTCATTTGCATTTGGAACGTTCCTAGCTGTCCAGGGGCTTGGGTAGCGGTCAATCCAATATCTTTTCCGAAAGCAAGGTTCAGTACTGATCCTACTGTTCCTATTGTAGTTTGGGTGGCTCCTATGGTTCTAGTTGTATCGCCCGACCACTGAGGCCAAGATAGTGTACATCCGTTCCTAACGCTAATGTCATATAAATCTTGTTTGGATGCGGAGGCCAATAGTCCAGAGTTGTTATCCCAATTCAAGTTGATATTTTCAATTCCAAAGTATGTATCAGTCGTAGTAAATGATCTATCAGCATTTCTTTCTCTTGCGAATACATAAATTTGCTTAGGTATCGATCTTAGCTGAATATTTGCACCGGGAAGAGTTATCGAAGCTCCAGGCGCGATTGCGACTCCAGCATCCGTGGGATACCTGTCTACATTGTAGAATGGGTATTGAATTATTTTTGGAATTTTCTGAGTACTTTTCATGGATACATATTTGAAGAGCATAGTAGGCTGTCCAATGGTAACGTTTACAGATGTAAGAGTGGATCCTCCTGCATTACTGTGACACCATAGTCTAGACAGATTAGGCACAAATGTAAAATTAAAAGAAATCTCTTGTACGCCCAACAATCCTGATTGCTGAATCTTACCCCAGATGAATGGAGATAGGAATAGGTTTTCAGTCAGCACGGTATTCACCGTTGCAGTCGTATTTGTATGGTTTGTAATTGTATATGGAAATGCTCCCCTTGGGGTTTCATATGAATTGTCTTGATATCCTGCCAGAGGATTATTCACTGCACCTGCACCATCAGCGTACTCTTGGTATTGGTCTTGCATACTTGGGGATGTGCTGTAAAAGTATTCTTGCGCTGAATGACATTGGTTGTATCTCATAAGAGGATCAATAAGATCTGACATGTTGATGCTCATTGAAGAATTGTTGATGGTGACAGTTAGAGTATTCGTAATATTACTTATTGGAAAAGCTCTAATTGCATCATATCCGGTCTGTAGAAGGTTGGAAGCGGGATTCACGGTAGTGCCAACAAAATCTATTGTGACTGGGAGTTTCATTTTCAAATTTCTATCCATCACAGTTTGAGGGGAAGGCGTGGTCGTAGATAATTGGGCAGAAGAATTAGAGAATGATGAAGATGTGAGTGGAAAGTAATTTACTGTACTACCACCTTCAAACACTGCATAACTCCTCTCATTATTTACATTGATAACAGGATCAATCGTACGGGCTAGTTGGAGTGGATATTGGGATTTACTCATTATATATAACTATGTCTTTTTAAGTCGTAGGAAATATGTTTCTTCTTTATAAACAACAATTTAAGCTCGAAGAGGCTATTTTGGTTCAATAAGAATGGGATCAGAAATCCATCTTTGTCTTTCCAGAATACCTGTATATCTATTTTGGCGAGTGGCGCGGTCGAAATCATATTGACAAGCCTATAATCAATATCCGCAGTTGGATTGAAAACATATCTTTCACTTTGATCTCCAAAATTAATAAGCAGAGGAGTGAAATCGGTTAATATCGGTCTTTGTATAACTCTGCCATCATCGGACTTTACACCAATGAATTCACTTACAACTGGAATAGTATTCGATAGGAATACAATTGAAGATAGATCGAACCATCCAGGAGCAGATGGATAATCTTCGGGGGTTGAAATATAAAGAGGTGGTACAGATGGGACCAAGTTTGGAGGATTATAATAATTGGATGGGGTATCTGTCACTCTGAATCTGAAGAATCTACCTAAAATAGGTGGAGCGGGAGGATCAAAGAAGAATGGAAACCCTGAAAAAAATTTATCATATATTTTATCACCAGACCATATATCTATTCGGGTAAGATCTGGAACAGTTTCCAAGTAAAATGCAGCCTGGGCTATAAGTCTTATGGTCTTTGTTGCATTTTCGTATTCAAAATAAGGTGCTTCACTCCCTACTGGAGGGGCAGCTAAATCATTGAAAGCTCCAAGCAGAGCAGTGTTTACCATTCTCAACATGTCATTCTGATGTTCAACATAGTAGTATTCATCTTTTGGATATATACCATTTCCATTAGGTACAGGAGTATTGAATGCAATAAAGCTTGGAGTATATATGATTGGATATTCTACTACATCTCCATTGTGTCCCAAAGTTACTGTATAGATTGTATAATTTATGCTAGGTACGACTATTCCTGTGGATACAGGAGGTGGATTTGCTATTTGATCAGCTACGGTTCTTATTGGCATGATAAATATTGGTATTGCAGATCCTGATATATTAAATTTCGCCACTGACAAGTAATATTCACTTGGATTGTCAAGGAGGGCCCTATTTCTATTTTCTTCGTATGAAACTGGAACTCTGAGATCTGTCACATTTCTTGGACCGAACACTTCTATATTTAGGTATACATGGTCATTGTCGTATATGGTATTTAAAGACATTCTGTTAGAATGACACTAAGTTCGTCAGAAGTTAAATCAGGTCTGTTTTTAAATAGCTCATAGAATTCTTCGTCGGCTAAATTTTTGAACAGCAATCTTATCAAACACCATCTCCCACATGTAGCTTCTTTGTCTCCCTTGTTCTGCATTGGATACGGAAAGTATTCCACTGGTAATCCACTTTTTATTAGGAGATATGTTAATCTTGGGTATGTAATTCCTAGGCTTTTTAGATATGGACTCTTGAAATCTACGCCCTGATCAGGTCTTTTCCCATATGAATCAAAATAATGTATTCCCTTGTGATCTCTAAATAAGCAGGTCCAATGTCCTATCCCAGTAGGATGTTCATAAAATAGAATTACATTATTTGATCTTTTGAATAGCATTTGCAATGTTGGAGTGCCCATTAATTGTCTATATGTCACAATATTCACATCTCCTCCGAGCTTTTGCATCAATTCAATGTTATTCAAAGGTTTTTTGACAAGTTTTTGCATTTCGAGTTCTTTATATAGAACATGAAATTTCATAATGCTTAAGTTCTGAACGCCCAACAGGCCATTTCCAGCCATAGCAGTAATCCTGGATTAGCATCGTACAAGGGTTTTATAACATCGAGTTTAGTTTCTCTGGCATCTCTTTCTGCTTGTGATAAAAGTGTTGAGTCGCCACCGGCGGTAAGGAAAGCTGCGGAGAATGTCAGATGAGATGTTATCCCCCATGCACTGGCCAATGCAAGATATTGTTGCTGCTGAGCGAGCGTAGAATATACATACGAACTCATATTTTTAATACCAGAGATAATATTATCGAGTTAATAATCTGACACCAGTTTGATATAAATAATATCTGGGATGATGCGTACTCAGCATAACCCATCTGGTAGGTAATTGGACTATACGTTTTATGTCATCTTTTTCTAATCCCATATACACTTTCAGACAGTATTTGATAAAATATAAGGATCCGGTGCCTGGAAATATAACTATTTTATTAAGTTCTTGCATAGTCACCCTTGAAGAACTTCCCTTATTCAACAGATGGCTAGTCATAATAATGTATATATTATTATGTCTTCCAGTCTGAAGAAGATCATCCTGTATTTTTAATACTTCTTTGCGCACCTTGTCATCTCTTATTGTATCACAATCATCGAATATACACAGACTGTCTTCAAGGAGTTTCCCATTGACGTTGTTTTCAACAACTTGATCTAGATTTATCCGGATGATACCTTTTACAACATCTATACTCTGATCTTCATCTACTTTTGAGAATAGATAAATCTTTTTCTTGGGCCAAAATCTTTTGAAATTCTTTGCATAGGTGGCACAAAAGACTGTTTTACCAGCTCCACTTGGCGCGCCAACATATATTACATCTCTCTTATCAGGGTTGGGGATGGGCTCTATGAGACCATTGAAAAGATCTAGTGCCTTTCCTTTATCATTTTTGGCTCTTATTCCTTCTGGACCTTCTTCAGTCCCCTTCCTGAGTCTATCTATGAGTTCTTCGTTGTCCCATGCCTTCTTTTTGGATCTATATTTTTTATCAGTGTATTCGATAAAATTTTGGGGTACATTGGAATGATTGGGGTTTTCTGTAATACTTATGAGTTTTTTCTTATATTTCCCTCCCCTGATGAATCCTATTGGCATACCTTTATTAAAAGTCAAATACATCTGTTTTATACATGTCAGATAAAATATATCCTTTCATGAATTCGAGCATTTTTTGCAAAATTTGCAAAACAAGAGATACATTTCTGTCCACATGGCTCATTAATTCTCTAACCTCTAATACCTGTCCATCTCGATCACCCATATTCACAGCTCTGGTCAACAATCCTTGTAACTTTCTAAATTTCGGAGATTTTGTAAAATTTGCATATTGTATTTGCATATCTTCGATGCTCTGTTTTGTAACTTTTGCAGAATTCAGATCTATCATCAGACCTACATAGAATAGACGATTTATTCTCTTTGCATATTTTTTATCAGTCCAAGGTTTTCCTCCGGATTGGTAGAATAGCATGTTTATTAAATCTTTTTCCAGATATTTGAGAGATACGACTCTACCTTTTTTCTTCATCTTTTTGAAATTTGTTTTCACAAAATCATTCCAATCATCAATATCCATCATGTTGGCGTCTTCTCTTCTTGGAAATGAAATATCTATGAGTTCACCATTGCTTGTACCTTTTCCAACTTTGAAATGTACCTTGGTCCTGGCCAAATCGAATACAATTCTACCGCCTCCTTTATCAAAATTCAGAGCTAAATTGAGTGAATTATAAAATACATTTGGTTTTCCTCCTTCACTGTATACTCCAATCCTACCATCTTCGGTGGTTTTGATCAACACGTCTGAAGTCTTTGACATTCTTACGCTCTTTACGCCCAGTTGGAGAGCTAATTTCATCATTAAAGATTTCTGATCCATCCTATTGAAGAAGGGGAAATATGTAGATTTGTTTCGCATGTATTTTCTTCTTATTTTGTCCAGTGCCATCATTGTCCTCTTTTCCACCATCTCCAATACATATTCATAGTGGGACAAATGGGGATTTACATAGACGGAAAAGTCATTATCTGATTGTCTGAGGTATGGATCGTATGCATTGATTACAATGTTCACCAATTCGGGCATAAACTTCTTCCTATTTTGATTTATTAAATGCAATACGTTACCTCCTTTAAAAGCTAGGAATACCGCATCATCTCTGAGCAACAATTCTCTGCGTACATGTTCCAGTTCATTCTCCACCGTTGACATTGTCAAATCAATGAACCGTCCAAGGCTAGCTGTGGGTAGAAAATACTTGTTGACAAATTCCGTAAGTACATCCTTAGTCGCCTTGTCAGGATCAGAATAATCATCGATTTTATCGTACGTTTTTATTAACTCCATTTTATATCACTTTTATTATCGTTACTATTAAAAATGACATCTGAAAGAGTTACCAATCGTATAAGAGAAATGCTCGACGATAGT